GATACTGACACAAACGATACTGGTGAGGGTTTTATGACTGCGGCAGCATCTGATACTATTACTTTAAATGGTAGTACAACAGGTGGATTAGCTGGAACAATCATAACTTGCAAAGCTATCGGTGCAAACAGATGGGGCGTTCAAGTTACATCTGGAGGAACTGGTAACTTAGCTACACCTTTTAGTGCAGCAGTAAGTTAATAATTAATTTAGTGTGGGGCTTCGGCCCCACATTTTAATTTTAAGGAGAAAAAAATGGCAAGTAAAGGTGATGTAAAATCAGTAAGAGTTACAGCTACTGGAGCAGTATTTGCAGGAAGAACAAGATTAAGAGGAATTATTCTTGCTTCTGATGCAGGTGGAGCAGGAACTATAATTCTTCAAGACAATACAGACAGCACAACTTTGTTTCAAGCAGACGTTCCTAACGGAGATGTTTTTTCAATGAATATTCCTGAAGATGGAATTTTATTTCCTGGTGGAATGAAAGTCTCTACGATCACAAACATAGATGCAGCTACTTTATTGATTGATAAATAGGAGGTTAGATGGCTAACACAACTTCTGGAACAGCTACTTTTGATAAAAATTTTGCGATTGATGAGGTCATAGAAGAGGCTTATGAAAGAATTGGTCTACAAGGTGTTTCAGGTTATCAATTAAAAACAGCTAGAAGATCTTTAAATATATTATTTCAAGAGTGGGGAAATAGAGGACTTCACTATTGGCAAATAGCTAATAACGATATTACTTTGGTAGATGGTCAAGCGGTATATACAATGTTTAGATCAACAGACGATGGCACATCGGATGCAACAGCAGTTTACGGTGTTGATGATGTATTAGAAGCTTCTTTTAGAAATTCAGATAATATAGATTTTCCTTTAACAAAAATTAATAGATCTAATTATCAAGCTCTTTCAAATAAATCTTCAAAAGGTGTGCCTACACAATATTATGTTCAAAGATTTATAGATAAAGTAACAATAACTTTATATCTAACACCTGGAAGTGATGAGGCAGGAAAAAAATTAAATTATTATTATGTTAAAAGAATTCAAGACGTGGGTGATTACACAAACGCAACAGACGTTCCTTACAGATTTGTGCCATGTATGGTTTCTGGTTTAGCTTTTTATTTAGCACAAAAATACGCACCAGATAGAATACAAGCTATGAAATTATATTATGAAGACGAGTTACAAAGAGCGTTATCAGAAGATGGATCATCTTCTAGTTCTTTCATAACACCTAAAACTTATTACCCGAGTGTATAATGGCAAAATTATCTAGTGGAAAATATGCAAAATTTATTTCAGATAGATCTGGTATGGAGTTTCCATACAAAGAGATGGTTAAAGAGTGGAATGGATCGAGAGTTCACATATCAGAATTTGAACCTAAACAACCACAATTAGAGCCAACTAGGTACTCTGGAGATTCACAAGCTTTAAAAGATGCAAGACCCGCAAGAACAGAACCTGCAACACAAAATTTATTACCACCAAACCCATTTAGTTTAACATCAGGATCTGCAAGTGTAACAGTTACAGAACCTAATCATGGTAGGTCTAATAGTGACACTGTTAGATTTAGAAACGTAAATGGCAGCCCTGGAGGTTTAGCTTTTACAGTATTTGAAAATTCATCAGGATTTAGTATAAGTAGTGTAACAACTAATACTTATGTATTTGATTGTGGATCAAATGCAACAGTAACAGAAACATCAGGAGGATTGACAGTAACTGCAGGCCCAGTTACACAATTAGCATAATGCCAGGATTAACTGCATCAGGATTAAAAACACAAATTAAAAGTTATACTGAAACGGATTCTAATGTTTTAACAAATAGTGTTTTAGAAAATATTATATTAAATGCACAATACAGAATATTTAGAGATGTTCCAATTGATGCCGATAAAAAACAACAATTAGGAAATTTTGTGGCAGGGCAAGAATCAATTAATGCTCCTGCAGGATGTTTATTTGTTAGAGGTATACAAGTTTACGACACTAATGGATCAGCCGTTACGGGAGCTAATAGATGGCTAGAAAAAAAGGATATGACCTATCTTCAAGAATATCAGGATGTGACAGGAACCTCCGCAGCTCAAGGTCAACCTAAATACTATGCTATGTTTGGGGGTGCAACCGGTAATACAGATACCACATCTGGTAGAATATTTTTGGCACCAGTTCCAAATACCACGTATAGATTTAGAATACATTTTAATAAAATACCTAATCTTTTAGAAAATGATGATACTAATTATATTAGTCTTAATTTTCCAAACGGATTATTGTATTGTTGTCTAGCAGAGGCGTATGGTTTTTTGAAAGGCCCTGCGGATATGTTGACTTTGTATGAAAATAAGTATAAACAAGAAGTAGATAAATTTGCTAGTGAGCAAATCGGAAGACGAAGAAGAGACGACTACACCGATGGTGCAATAAGAATACCGCTCCCTTCTCGTAATCCATAATTAAGGAGAAAAATATGGCGATATCATCAGCAATATGTTCTAGTTTTAAACAAGAACTTCTACAAGGTAAGCACAGCTTTGAGTCTTCAGGTGGGCATACTTTTAAAATAGCGTTATTCACTAGCTCTGCATCTTTAGGTGCAGCCACAACTGATTACTCTACTTCAAACGAGATATCTAATACATCTGGATCTGCATACTCTGCAGGTGGTGCAACTTTAACAAACCAAGGCGTATCATTATCTTCAACAACTGCATTTACAGATTTTGCAGATGTAACATATACATCAGCTTCCTTCACTGCAAACGGAGCTTTAATTTATAACACAACAACAGACGGTGGTTCAGGAACAACTGATGCTGTTGCGGTTATAGCTTTTGGTGGTGACAAGACAGCAAGTAATGGAACTTTTAAAATTGAGTTTCCTGCAGCAGACGCAAGTAACGCAATAATCAGATTAGCATAGGAGACCGACCATGTCGGTAACTTCAGGATGGGGCCGATTAACCTACGGACAGGCTAATTGGAACCAAGCAACAACTTTAAAAACAGGTTGGGGTGCACAAGCTTGGAATGGTGGTGGTGCTTGGGGACAAACCTCTAATCAAGTTATTACTTTAATTGGTCAATCAATATCATCTAGTATAGGATCACCAACAGTTGTAGACATGACTGTAGGTTTAAGTGGTCAGTCTGTTACATCTTCTCAAGGTGCAGCTTTCAATCCTGTTGTTGTATCAGGTGTATCTGCATCATTTTCTGTTGGATCATTAACTGTAGATGATGTTCACCAAGGGTTAACATCGAGTGCGATAACTGCATCTGTAGGTACAATAACACCTGCAGACATGACTATTGGTCTAACAGGTCAATCAATAACTGTATCACAAGGAACGGCAAAAGCACCAAACGAAACTGTAATAGTTTCTGGTGTTTCTATGTCATCATCACTTGGTACAGCTCAAGGTATATCTTCACAAGAAGCACAATTAACAGGTCAATCAATAACATCTAGTTTAGGTAGTGTTACAATACCAAATGCTACAGCACAATTATCTGGTGTATCAGCATCGTTTAGTTTAGGGACTCTTGTAGGATTAGGTGGAGCTGTTGCTCAACCAACTGGTCAATCAACGACAGCAAGTGTTGGATCTTTAACAGTAGAAGAGGGACTAGGATTAACAGGTCAATCTTTTAGCGCTAGTGTAGGATCAATATCATTAGCTGATATGCAGGTTGGATTAACCGGCCAATCAGCTACGTTTAACCTAGGAACGGTTAATATCTTTGCGTATGGAGATGTTGACACTGGTTCTAATACATCTTATAGTAATGTTTCGACAGGATCGAATGATACATATTCGGATGTTGCAACTGGATCAAATACAAGTTATAGTGACGCTGCATAGGAGATAATTTATGGCATCTACATTTACACCTTTAGGGGTAGAACTTCAAGCAACTGGTGAAAACGCCGGTACATGGGGAACGAAGACTAATACAAACTTACAAATTTTAGAACAAATATCTGGTGGGTTTACTCAAAAATCAATTGCTGGTGGTGCACAACAAACTGATTTATCTGTATCTGATGGATCAACTGGTGCAGAACTTGCACATAGAATGATTGAGTTCACGGGTACAATTACAGGAAATCAAGTTGTTACAATTCCTTTAGATGTACAAACTTTTTATATTTTAAGAAACTCAACTTCGGGAGCGTATACAGTTCAATTTAAATATATAACTGGTTCAGGAGACTCGTTTACTTTTTCAGCAACTAATAAAGGTGATAAAATTATTTTTGCCTCAGCTAACGATGGCACAAATCCAGATATTGTTTCTGTTAACACAGGTATTGCAGATGTTGTTTCTGATACTTCACCACAATTAGGTGGTAATTTAGATGTAAATGGTAACTCCATTGTATCTGCATCTAATGGAAACATAGCTATTACACCAAATGGCTCTGGTAATATTGTATTGGATGGTTTGACTTTTCCAAATGCAGATGGTAGTAGTGGTCAAGTATTACAGACAAATGGTTCTGGAACATTAAGTTTTACAACACCGTCTAGCGGTATATCAATGGGAAAAGCTATTGCGGCAGCTATAGTTTTCGGATAAAAGGAGTTTAGGAGAATAAAAAATGGCAGCACCAAATATAGTAAATGTCACAACGATCAATGGTAAATCAGCAGTAGCTGATTTAGGCACAACTTTAACAACAACTTTATTAACAGCAGCATCAGATCAAGTTAACAAAATTAATTTAATTAGAGTTACAAATGTAACAGACAACGATGCAACGGTTACAATTGATTCAGAAGTTTCAGGAACACACAAAGAACTAGCTGATGAACTTACAGTTCCAGCTCACGCTTCAGTTGATGTAATAGATAAAAACTCTTCTTTCTATTTACAAGAAACTGATCTTATAAGAGGCGGAGCATCAGCAGCATCAACACTAGTAGTCACAATATCATACGAACTGATAGACGACGCGTAGGAGGACTAACCCATGGGTGAAAGTTATCCTAGACGAGACCAAGCCAGAGGGCTTTGGAACATCAAAACTATTACCAATAATATAATAGAAGAAGGGACTTATCCTCAAGCAGGAACAAATTCCACAGCTTTAGTTGCTGGAGGAAATACACCTTCTGTCTCTAATAATGTAGATCAATTTAATATGATCACTAGTGGTAATGCTTCCGATTTTGGAGATTTATCTGTTTCTATGGCAAGTCTAGGATCAAACGCAAGTAACATAAGAATGGTTTGTTCTGGTGGTGAAAACCCCAGTGCAAGTAACGTAATGCAATATGTTCATTTTGTAAATCAAGGGAACTATTCTGATTTTGGAGATTTAGGAACAGCTCAAGGAAATACAAACAAAGGAACTGGTAATTCTGTTAAAGCAGTTACAAGTTGTGGAAGTGGTGACACAGATCTTTTGCAAACATTTAATTTTGCAACTCTAGGAAATGCAACAAGTTTTGGTAATTTAACAGCAGTAAGAAATGGAGCTCCTTTAGGAGTAACAAACGGTGTAGTAGGTGTTTATGGCGGAGGAATGGCTCCAAATCAAGTTAATACAATTGATTTTATAAATATATCTACAAATGCTAATGCTACAGATTTTGGAGATTTAACTGTTGCAAGAGGAGAAATGGGATCGGTAGACTCTTCAACAAGAGGTATATTTATGGGAGGCAGAACAAATAGCCCATCATCTGGAACAAGACTTAATACAATAGATTTTATTGAAATGTCTAGTTTAGGAAACGCTGTTGATTTTGGAGATTTAACCGAAGTAAAAAGAAACATGTTAGCTGGAACAAGTAATAAAATAAAAGGATTTTGTTCTGGTGGAAGTGGCCCTAGTGGAAACGTAAATACAATAGAAAATTTTACAATAGCGACAAGATCAAACGGTGCTGACTTTGGTGATTTAACAGTGGCAAAAGATGGTACAACGGGACAATCTGGAAGCCACGGTGGCTTACAAGAATTTCATCCAAGACCTCCAGAACTTTATTCACCAACAGGTAAAGTTGTACCAAGAGGTGGTGGGGTTGGAGATATTATGGTAACTATGGGAGGACAAAATCCTGGAGGAGACCGTTTATCGAGCACAGAGTTTAATCAAATGTCAACTTTAGGAAATGGTGTTGATTTTGGAAATCTAACTTCAGTAGGAAATACATTTGGAGGAATTGGGTCTAGCACTAGATGTATTGCAGCTGGAGGAAGTGCTCCAGCAAATTTAGACATTATTCAATACATACCTTTTTCAACCAAAGGAAACTTTGCAGATTTTGGTAATTTAACTGTTGCTAGATATTCAGTTGGACCAGTAGGTAATGACACAAGAGCTGTTTTTATGGGAGGGGATGGATCTAATCCAGACAATGTCATGGATTATATAACCATGGCGACACTAGGAGATGCAACAGATTTTGGAGATCTTAATGGCACTTGTTATCAAGGCGGAAGCACTCAAAGTAGCACCAGAGGTATTCTTGCAGGTGGAGGAACTCCAGGAGCTTCTAATCAAATACAATACATAACGATAGCTTCAACTGGTAATGGAACAGATTTTGGTGATTTAACGGTAGCTAGATTTGACCCGTCAGGTGCATCTAGTACGACTAGAGCAATAATGGCTGGTGGAACATCACCTGGTACTAATACTATAGATTATGTTACGATAGCATCGACAGGAGACGCCTCTGACTTTGGAGACTTAACCGCTGCTGGTGCTGTACC